TTTCCCTCAACCCAGAGACAAATAACGGATACTATTTTGAAGTAGTAGCTCTGACAGACTATAGTGCCTCTAACTATGAAGATCTTGGTGTAAAAAATATTTTGTTCTATAAGGTGCAGCAAAATGCAGATGATCCAGAAAGCAAGGCCATTCCAATACCATTGTGGACAGGTGTTGCAAATATACTAGTTGATGACGGAAAGTTTACTGGACAAGCAAGGCTGGCTGCAGAAGATAAGACCACCGTGTATGATCTTGCTGCAGAATATGAAAATATCGGAGGCACAAGAAGATTTTATTTGTATATTAATGGATCGCCAGTAGCAATCGTAGATGATCCAGATCCGCTACCAGTATATAATAATCTTGCATTATTTATTCGTGGATCTTCTCAGTGCATGTTTGAAAATGTTTATGCTCTTGCAAATAACTATAGCCAAAATACTACTTTTGCATTGGGGACCCCAGTATCAGAAGCATTCGATGCAGCAGAAATTACAGCCAATAAGTCTTTTCAAAAATATGCAATGAGCGGGTTGGTACAGTCAACATATCTGTCTGGGCTTGGGCCATCAGAGCCGCCAGCCTACAACATGTATTTTGAAGAGTTCGGAACTATTATGAGAGAGGCTGCATACTTTAACGTTAGATATGATAAGGCTTACCCAGCTCTTTATGCCAAGCTCTCGCCAACGTTTAATAGGCTAAAAGGATATACGGTTTCTAATTTTAGGGCAAGGTCATATGGTGCAGAGTTCATGATATTTAATGCAACAGATACAGCCTTAAGTTTAGATTCTACAAGTGGTAATTATTTAAGAATCCAGGGTGTAACTTTTACTCAAGAATCTACTAATGAACTAACTTTGGACAAATATTTTAATAAAATTTCTACTGTTAATGCTATCTCTGTAAACGGAGAAAATGTAATTACCCCACCGACAAAGGCAGCCCAAGATTATTTCTCGGTTAAGCTGAGCAGAATGACTCATGGAACCAAGTCTTTTAGTTTAGATACTCCGTATATTCAAAGCCATGACGCTGCTGAAGAGTTAATGACTTGGCTGGTCAATAAAATGATGAAGCCAAATAAATCTGTGGGGCTAAAGATTTTTGCTAATCCTACAATTCAGCTTGGAGATATGTTACAAATTGACTACACAAATGCTGATGGGGTTCAGGAAATTGCTGGGCCAGAAGCTAGGTTTGTGGTATATCATATAGAGTATGATAGAGACACCGATGGACCAACCATGAAGCTATATTTAAGTGAGGTGGTATAGTTGGCAGAAGAAACCATTGACCCAACGCCAGTATTGCCAGAGTCAAGCCCCTATTCTACAAAGTCTTCTACCGCAGTGAAGGCAGCTACGCCAGACGTTATTCTTTTTGACGAAGCCAGTATTCCTATAGAATCTCTTTCTTCACTTATTTTTGAAAGCCTGGGGGGACAGGAGGCAATTAATTTAGTCAGGTCTAGCACTATTGATGGCACCAACGTAGACTATAGTCCGATATCAAATTTAAAAAAGTTAGCTAGTGCTTACGGACCTAAAAATATTACAAATGTCTCTGGCGGACTGGAGCAATATTTTAAAAACTTTGCAATTAGGCTAGATATCCATATACCAGAAAGAGGCACAGGACCACTTGGTGCATCTGTATATATTGACAGAAACAATCCAGATCAAATTCAAACAAACAGACTGGTTGTAGACGTGACTAATATGAAGACAAATGAGCAAGTAGAAATTCAAGTTCTTAACTCTGGAAGCTATGTAGATGGTATAATTGATACTACGGAGGAATCTTGATTACAGACAAAGGTAGAAATATCTTGGCCAAATATCTAATTGGTCAAGCACCAGCATATGCCTCATTCATTGCACTTGGGGTAGGCCCAAAGCCATTGCTAAACACTGACGCATCAGTGGACTATTCTGAAGAAACTGAAATGGAGTTCGAGGTACTGAGAGTTCCTATTTCATCTAGGGGATATGTTTATGATGATTTTGGCAATGCGAGCATTGTTTTTTCTGGAGAGCTCCCATCTGAGCAGCGTTACGAATTCTCTGAAATAGGAATTTTTTCTGCTAAGTCAAACCCAGTTGCAGGCTCTCTCGGCAGCCGAATGATATATACCTTTTCAGAGTCTGAAAACTGGGAGTACCACGATGAAACTCTTGCTAGAGGCCTGGCAACTTATGTAGAGCCACTCTATCTAGATGAAGAACAAAATATTATTGCTGTAGATGATGTAGCCTTTAGAGCAAACTCTAACAATGCGTTGTTTTCAACAAGTATTTTGCGTGCAGACAGATATGAAAATTCTCGCTTTCTAGACAAGACCCTGTTAATTAAGGGAAATATGTCAAGATTAGAAAGTGTAGATGGTAGGCTGTCTATTGTTGAGAATGGCGTTGGCTCCTATAATTCTTCTCACATTCACTTAGCTGGTGCAACACCAAACCTTAATCAGAACCCACCTGGAGATGAGCTAAGGCTGGCCTTTTCTGTTGTCAATAAGCTAGACAGCCAGCTAGAAGAAATAGACAATGTTAAGATTTTGGTTGAGTTTGCCTCAACTGATGCCGTAGAGCCAGATAACTATGCAAGAATTGAAATTGACACCTCTATGTCCGACTCAAACCGTTATATGGTTGTAAGAACGAAGCTTGAGGATCTTGTAAAAAGTACTGGGTTTACTTGGTCCAATGTTAATGTTGTAAAAATTTATGCATCGGTTTATGAATCTTCAGAGTACGGCCCACTGCTATCCGATAATTTTTATGTAGCCCTAGATGGCTTGCGGTTTGAAAACTTAACTGCTACTAGCCCATTGTATGGAATGAGCGGGTACTCAGTTATTAGAAACACTGATGCAACAACAATTGTTAAAGAGTCAAACTCTTCTAATATGGTAGAGTTTAGGTTTGGATTGGACGTTCAGTAATGGCCAGCGGACCTCGTAAAGCATCAGTTCTGTCACAAAACTTGCCACCAGTAATTAGGCTAGCCTCAAATGAATTTGGGTATCTGACAAGATACAGAATTATTTCTGAAGACCGAAATAGATTTTCAGCTTGGTCTCCTGTTCAAAAAGTGGTAGCGTTTGATCAACAGCACCTTCCAGATGTAGTCGAGGGCGATATTGTTTTAATGGGTAATACAATCATGATTACATGGGACGATGCACTAGATAGGCCAGCATATGATATCTTTGTAAGTTTTAATGGACAAGATTATTTTTATCATGGGACATCCCCTATCCATACGTATTCAATTATTAATAATGCTAATGCCTCCTCTGTTGATGTTGCTATTCAGATTCAAAGCGTCAACAAAGAGCGTAGCGATATCTTGACAATTTGTGAATTATATAGTATTATAGAGTCTTAAGGAGAATAATGGCAAAAGTACCACTACCAGAAAGAGGGCAACCCCTCGATCTTAGTTATATCTATCAGCTTTCAAACGCAGTAAATGATCTTGCGGATGAGCTGAGCACAACTAGTGCAAGGTACACATCTATTGATACCGTGTCTGCAGGAACACAAACAGTAAGAACCTCAGACTCTAGAGTCATTGGTGGGTATGTAGCCGTAACGAATAGCTCCTCTACTAGTCCAGACGGCGAAGGTGCTTTCAGCTACAACTTCAGTGATTTTGCATATGTTCCAATTGTAACCGCCACCCCGATTCTGATCGACGAGGGCTCCACTGAGGCTGGTAAAGATATTACTGTTGTTTTAACAAAAGTAACTACCAACAGGGTAGAGGGTGTCGTTAGGTTTAACACTATTGGTGTTGCTTCTGTCGGACTTAATCTGCTTATTGTTGGCATCCCAGTCTAATGATCTCTCGTGAAGAGTATAATGAGGCACCAGTAATTCCTGGCCATAAAAAGCTATATTTCTTAAATGGAGATCTTGTCAAGGCTCATCATTTAAATCGTGCAAACGGTATTATGTCTGTTTATAATATTAACAAAGATAGAATAGAAAGCTGCCTGATCGCAGACTTTAAAAAGAATCGTGAGCGTGCATACTCAATTAAAAAGACGGCAGAGCTAGTTAATAGACATGTAAAATATCTGCCAACTTTAATTAAAGACGGAGAGATACCACCACCAACTGGTGCACAAAAGGGCGGAGATAGAAAGTGGCAGGTCAGAGCATATTACTCAGAATCGCAAGTAAGAGAAATTCGTGATATACTTGCCACTAAGAATATTGGGAGACCACGAAAAGACGGGCTTATAAATAATAATACAACGCCAACCATTCAGGAGTTGACAAGACGAATGGGAGATGGTATCCTTACATATGTGAGAACAGAAGATGGTCGTTTCGTTCCGCTGTGGAGCGAGACAGTATAAAAAACAAGAAGGGTATGAGATGAAAAACAGTCCAGCAAAAGTTACTGTAACGCTAGGCTATACACTAAACCTTGGCAACTTTCAGTCGCTAAGAGTAGACCTTGGCGTAGAGGATTCTGAACGCGAAGGCGAAAACATTAACGAAGCATTCAATAGGGTATATGCGTTTGTTGAGGATAAGCTCACCGAAAAGGTGAAGGAAGCTTCCGCAGAGATCCAGAAGTAATGGCAACTTATAAGGAGAGAATGTCTCTGCTTGGCAAGTATAAGAAGTTGCACTTACAGCGATATGAAACATCGCCAACACATAATCTTAATGCTGAGCAGTGGGCAGCTGACGGACTAATTGAGTCATACGGCCTTACTGGTTGCTATGACCTACTAGAATATTATTTTCAGGCAAACCAATCTCCCTCATGGAGACAGTTTAGTTTTAATGCCGAGAAGATCCTCGATGCCATGGAGGCAGAGAAGCGGGACAGAATTGAGCGAGAAGAGAGACGTAAAATGGCAAAGGAATGGCTAAATGGATAGTGCAGAGGCCAGAGTACTATCGGCAGTTTTAAAGGATAAGCAAATACACGTTTTGCTACAGGCTAACGTAGATAACCTAATGCCAACGCATTCAGACATCTGGCAGTTTATCAAAAAGTATACGGAAAGCAACTCAGAGCTTCCACCATCTAGCTTAGTAAGAGAGCAGTTTCCAGACTTTGCAATTCAGGAAGACGTGGGGGCAACAAAGTATCACCTAGAAGAGCTGCAAAGCGAATACCTTAACAATACCCTTAAGGAAATTATTCGCTCTGCCGCATCTGAGGTTCAGGACGGAAAGAATACTAAGGCACTTGAAGACCTTATTACTCACACATCAGAGCTAAAGAAAAATACTTCAGTAATTAAAGATATTGATGCTACGGATGCTCAGGATGCCGTTGCTTACTTTGAGGAGGTCAAGCGTAAGCAAGATCTTGGCATTATGGGAATTCAAACAGGTCTGCCAGGGTTTGATAACTACCTTCCATCTGGCATTATGCCTGGTCAGCTTGGAGTATTCTTAGCATATCCAGGTATTGGAAAGTCTTGGCTATCTCTGTACTTTGCGGTACAGGCGTGGAAGCAGGGCAAGTCTCCGCTAGTTGTCAGTCTTGAGATGAGTGAAACAGAGGTTCGTAATAGAGCTATTACAATTATGGGCGAAGGCTATTGGTCCCACCGCAAACTTAGCAGTGGAGAGATCAGCATTGATGAGCTAAAGCGTTGGTACCACACCCACCTAGATGGCAAGCCACCATTTAGGATTGTCTCAAATGATACTGGCGGTGACATTACTCCGTCTGTTCTTCGTGGAAAGATTGATCAGTATAAGCCAGACTTTATTATTGTAGACTATTTGCAGCTAATGAGCCCAAACCAAAAAGCAGACAATGAAACTGTGCGTATGAAGAACCTGTCCCGTGAGCTAAAGCTTATGGCTATTTCAGAAAGCGTTCCTATTATTGCAATTTCTTCTGCAACACCAGATGACGTTAGTAAGCTAGATACAGTGCCCACCTTGGGGCAGACCGCATGGTCTCGACAGATTGCGTACGATGCAGACTGGGTCATGGCACTTGGTCGTGGCACTAATAGCGATGTTATGGAGTGTGTGTTTAGAAAGAATCGTCATGGTTTTATGGGCGAGTTTATGGTCCAGGTAGACTTTGATAAAGGCCACTATAAGTATAAGGATTTGGAGGATTTCTCTAACTAAGCCCATATAATTGTGGTATGCAAAATGTACACCACAGGCCAATTAAAAGGTTTAGTCTAGATGGAACAATATACGATGACTCTGCAATATGGAGATTAAAGCAAGAGTATCTATACCTGATAGACTTTCAAATGAGATCTGCTGGGTACGTTCCAAGACTTGACATTGACATAGACTTTACAATAGAATATAATGAGAAGGCACAGATATACAATTTTGAATTATCTGTATATGGTGTCTACGTGGGAAAGAGAAAGAGTGAATGGATACTAGGGGTAGACGAGAGAGCAGTAATACCTATTCAGCAGAACAGGTCAAGAGAGTACTCCTCAAAAGCGGCATAGGCATCGAGTCTGAGGTCGATACTGACTATATTATATTTTGCCCATTCCATGGAAACAGCCGCACACCTGCGGGCGAAGTAGATAAAAAGAGTGGAATCTTCTTTTGCTTTTCTTGCCACTATGTCACTGACTTAGCAGACCTTGTTGTTACACAAACTGGTAGGACATACTTCCAGGCGGTTCGTTTTATTAAGTCTAATGAATTAGAGATTGATCTAGCAGCTGAAATTGGCAGCTCGCTAGATTCCAAACCCATGTATGTAGAGTATCCATCTGCAGATGTTTATCGCCTCCACGAGGCAGCAGTAGCCTCTGAGCGTGCAATGTCGTACTATTCTGGGAGATCTATTACTAAAGGATCTGTCGTAAAGTTTAGTTTGGGATATTCAGAACTTAAGGATATGGTTACAATCCCAGTCCACTCCCCAGATGGCATGCTCTTGGGCTTTGTGGGAAGGTCTGTAGAAGGCAAAGATTTTAAAAATACTCCTGGGCTGCCCAAGGGTAAGACTCTGTTTAATTTAAATAGAATAAAGAATTCTAAGAATGTGTACGTGGTAGAGTCCTCTTTTGATGCAATTAGACTAGATCAGTGCGGGCTGCCAGCGGTAGCTACTCTAGGTTCAAACGTGTCTAATTTTCAAATAGACTTGCTGAAAAAGTATTTCAATGATATAATTGTGATTGCTGATAATGATGAGGCAGGAAGCAACATGGTAAAGAAGCTCAAAGAAAAGCTAACTTCCAAAGTATCTGTCGTATCACTTGACAAGCAATACAAAGACATCGGTGATATGGATGATGATCAAATTAAAGATCTTCAGTCAGGATTTGACAAGTCCATAGCCTCGATGCTAACATAATATAAATAAAGTATAAACAAAGTATAAGGAGAAAACATGAGTGTAGTAAAAGGATTGGCAAATATCAACGCACTAGTTGACAAGCCAAAGTATGACAGCGACAAGCCACGAGTTAAGTGGCTCAAGCTAACAGATGGTCAGGCAGTTAAGATTCGTTTTATCGAAGAGCTTGACGAAGATTCGCCCAGCTATGGAGAAGGCCGTGGTCTTTCACTAGTTGTCAAAGAGCACACTAACCCCAAGGACTACCGCCGCAAGGCAGTGGACACCATGGAGAGCGAAGGCCGTGACTGGGCAGAAGAGATGCATCGAAAAGACCCCAAGGCAGGATGGCGTGGTCGCCTCCGATTCTATTGCAACGTTCTAGTTGACGATGGAATTGAGGAGCCATATGTCGCTATCTGGTCTATGGGTGTTAGCAAGCAGTCTGCATTTAACACTATTCGTGAGTATGCAATTGAGACTGGCAGCATCTCTAATCTTACATGGAAGCTCAAGAGAAGCGGCTCTGGCACAGAGACCGTCTACACTCTGATTCCATCGGCTCCAGACAGTGAGCCTTACGACTGGAGCGGGGTCGAGCCATTCGACATCGACTTGGCACTAAACCACGTTCCATATGCGGAGCAGGAGGCTTATTACCTCGGCTTCGACACGCCATCCGCTTCTTCCGCCACAAACGTGGAGTGGTAAGAAACAATGGCATATGTTGGTTTACATGTTCACACTCACTACTCACTCTTTGACGGTATTGCTACCCCACAAGAGTACGTAGACAGGGCGGTGGAGCTTGGTATGTCCGCTTTGGCGATCACAGACCATGGCTCCTTATCGGGACATCGGGAAATGTACAGGGCTGCCCGTGAGAAGAACATTAAACCAATACTTGGTGTGGAGGGCTATATAACAGAAGACAGGTTTGACCAAAGAGATAGGGACTCCAGGGAAGGACCCCTTGATCTTGTCTACAACCATATAGTCCTCCTCGCCAAGAACAAGCAGGGGCTAGAAAACCTAAACAAGCTTAATGAAATTGCTTGGACAGAAGGGTTCTATAAAAAGCCACGAATTGACTATGAAGTTTTGAAGCAGTACAAAGAAGGCATTGTTGTCACTTCTGGGTGCCTCAGTGGTACAGTGGCAAAAGCCATTGAGTCTGGAGAGCTTGCAGCAGCAAAGCAACAGATCGAATGGCACAAAAATGTTTTTGGTGATGATTACTACATTGAGGTTATGCCTCACAACCCAGCAGAGATTAACCACCAGCTCTTGGCTCTAGCAGATGAGTTTGGGGTAAAGCCAGTAGTAACGCCAGACTGTCACCATGCTCACGTGGGGCAGAAAGATATTCAAGAACTTAAGCTAATTCTTAATACATATAGCAACAAGATTCAAAAGGATGCAACGTATGAAAAGTCCACTAAGTTTGAAACTCTCAAGGACCGCCTTCACTATCTATATGGTGATCGTGATATATCTTTCGATAATTTCGACATCCACCTAATGTCGGATGAAGAGATGCGTTCTCAAATGCAGGCCCAAGGAATTGACAGGGAAGACATTTACGAGCACACTCTTGAGATTGCAGGCAAGGTAGAAGACTATGATATTAAAGATAATCTAGACTTGCTTCCAGCACAGTATCAGAATCCAGATACTGAGCTGCTATCCTTGGCAGTAGATGGCCTGAAAGAGCGTGGAATTACAGATAGTCCAGAGTATCTGGCTAGGCTAGAAGAAGAGATGGGCATTATCTCTGCCAAGAAGTTTAGTCCCTACTTCCTAGTAGTACGCAACATGATTAACTGGGCAAAGAAAGAGGGCATTCAGGTAGGTCCAGGTCGTGGTTCATCTGCAGGATCCCTGCTATGCTATGCACTTGGCATCACCGACATTGATCCGCTAAAGCATGGTCTACTGTTCTTTCGATTTATTAATCCAGAGCGTAATGACTTTCCAGATATTGATACAGATATTCAGGATACTCGCCGTGAAGAGGTTAAAGATTATCTAGTTAGACAATATCGCCATGTTGCATCTATTGCAACCTTCCTAGAGTTTAAAGACAAGGGTGTAATTCGAGACATAGCACGAGTTTTACACATACCACTAACAGATGTTAATAAGGTTAGTAAGCTGTTTGATACGTGGGACGAATACTGCAATTCAAAATCTACTAAAGAGTTTAGAGAAAAATATCCAGAGGTAGAAAAGTATGGAGAGCAGCTGCGTGGGCGTATTAGAGGTACGGGTATCCACGCCGCTGGTGTTGTGACTAGCAAGACACCAATCTTTAAGCATGCACCAATGGAAACAAGAAACTCACCAGGATCTGGTGAAAGAATTCCTGTGGTGGCCGTAGACATGCAGGAGGCAGAGCGTATTGGTCTTATTAAGATTGATGCTCTTGGCCTCAAGACGTTGTCTGTGCTGAAGGATGCACTAGATATTATTCAGTCAAGGCACGGCAAAAAGCTTGACCTACTAAAGATTGAGACAGAAGATAGCAAGGTATATGAAATGCTGTCTAGCGGATATACAAAAGGTGTCTTTCAGTGTGAAGCTACGCCATATACAAACTTGCTTGTAAAAATGGGTGTCAAGAACTTTGCAGAGCTAGCAGCGTCTAATGCTCTGGTTCGACCAGGAGCAATGAATACTATTGGTAAGGACTATATCTTGCGTAAGCATGGTAAGCAGAACATCGCATACCACCACCAAGTTATGAAAGACTTTACTGCAGAAACGTATGGATGTATTCTATACCAAGAGCAGGTTATGCAGGCTTGTACTGAGCTTGGCGGTATGACAATGGCAGAGGCTGACAAGGTTCGTAAGATTATTGGAAAGAAGAAAGATGCTAAAGAGTTCGATGTATTTAAAGATAGGTTTGTTGAGGGTGCTTCACGCTTCCTTGCTCCTAATGCTGCGAAAGACCTCTGGTCTGACTTTGAAGCTCACGCAGGCTACTCATTCAATAAGTCTCACGCTGTCGCGTATTCAACCCTATCGTACTGGACAGCGTGGCTCAAGACGTACTACCCGCTAGAGTTTATGTTCTCTATTTTAAAGAATGAAAAAGACAAGGATGCTCGCACAGAGTACCTAATCGAGGCAAAGCGTATGGGCATTCCTATTAGGCTTCCACACGTTAATGACTCAGACATTGATTTTAAGATTGAGGGCAAGGGAATTAGGTTCGGTTTGTCTGGAATTAAGTACATTTCGGATAACATTGCCACTAAGTTTATTGAGGCAAGGCCATTCAGGTCTTATACAGAGCTAGAAGAGTTTACAATGAAAAAGGGCACTGGGGTAAACACAAGATCTTTGCAAGCACTAAAGGCTATCGGAGCAGCCACGTTTGAGGATAACCCAAGGGATGACAATCAGATTAGGGAGAACCTGTATGAGTATCTCAATCTGCCAGAATTTAACGTTACGGTGCCCACACAGTATCATGCTTTTATGAACTCTGTGGATGAGTTCGAAGAAAAGGGATCGTTCCTATTGATGGGCATGGTCAAAAGCATTAAGAGAGGGAAGGGGTGGTCACGTGTTGAGGTCCTTGACAAAACTGGCTCGGTCGGC